CGGGGATTCACCAGCTGCGCTGGCTCGCGTGCTTCAATACGTAGGAGGTGGGTGATGTCTTACACTGTTTGGGACGTTGAGACGGGTATCAAGGTGCTGAACAAGCGCAAGGGTTCCCCGTTCCATCCAGAGAACAAGGTCATCGTCAACGCGTTCAAGCGCCCGACGATGGCAGCACCACAGACGAACTACTACGGCAAGGCGGGTGCGTCGGGCTCGTGGTTCCGTGACATGCTGGCGGGTACCAAGATGCTCGTCGGCTTCAACATCAAGTTCGACTTGCTCCACGCACTGCGCGACCCGGACAACTACACCGCATGGGTGGACTGGGTGGTAGCAGGCGGTCGCATCTGGGACTGCCAGCTTGCCGAGTACCTGATCCATGGCATGGCACAGGAGCACCAGATACTCTCGCTTGACGAGACAGCCCCGCGCTACGGCGGTGTCGTGAAGAACGATGCAATCGCTGCGCTGTGGGAAGCAGGCGTCGAGACGTATGACATCGACAAGGACATGCTGCTAGAGTATGCAGTGGGCGATATCGAAAATACCGAGAAGATTTTTCTCGGGCAAGTCGCTGCCCTGCGTGCACGTGGTGGTCTGAACAGCGCACTGCTCAACATGGATGGCCTGCTTGCGACCGTCGAGATGGAACGTAATGGGATGCACGTGGACAAGGAGCTTGGCATCCGCCTTGCTGCTGTCATCGAGCAGAAGATCAAAGAGCTGTCGGTCAAGCTCAACGCAAACCTGCCGGACAACCTGCCCTTCGAGTTCAATTGGGGTAGTCGCTGGCACCTGTCGCCGCTTATCTTCGGTGGTGTCGTGCGGTACAAGGCACGGTGCAACATTCTCGACGAGCACGGCAACCTCACCTATGTAAAGACAAAGCAAAAGCAGTGGGTCATGGACGACGGCAGCATGTGTGCAGTAGCACCGGCTGATAACGTGGACAACATCTTTAAGTACGCCACCTATGCGGGTGGTAAGAACAAAGGTGAGTTCAAGACCAAGATGGTGGATGTCCCCGACATCGAGAAGGGACCGAAGTCCCGCATTGAAACACTAGAGTATACGTTCCCGCAGTTGACGCAGCCCGATCCCAAGTGGGCGAGCAGCACCGAGGGCCTGTACTCAGTGGCAGCTGATATCATCCAAGCCCTCGCGGGCAGGGGCATCCCGTTTCTTGACGACATTGCCACCATGGCTGCGATGCAGAAGGACTTGGGCACATACTTCATCACGACGGACGAGGACACTGGTACACAGAAGGGGATGCTCACCATGGTGGGCGACGACAACCTGATCCACCACTCCCTGCACATGGTACGCACGCTGACAGCACGGCTGTCGAGCAGTGATCCCAACTTGCAGAACGTGAGTGGCGCAGGCAAGTCCGATGTCAAGTCTGTGTTCACCTCGCGTTTCGGTTCTGACGGGCGCATCATCCAGTCGGACTTCACTGCACTGGAAATCTACGTGCAGGCTATCCTCACGCTGTGCCGCACGCTGATCGAGGACTTGAAGCTGGGGCTGGACATGCACATCAACCGCGTGGCTGCCAAGACGGGGCGCACGTACGATGACGTGATGGCTGAATACGTGGCAGAGCAGGCTGACCAGACAGGCAAGCCGAGGCCGATCACCAAGCAGCGCAAGGGTGCCAAGGAGTTCAGCTTCCAGCGTGCGTACGGCGCGGGTGTCAAGAAGATTGCAGAGACTACGGGCATGAGCGAGGAAGACGTTGAGGCGCTGGTCGAGGCCGAGGCGCTGCGCTACCCGGAGATTGATGCGTTCTACATCCGAGTCACGGACACCATCGCCCGCAACCGCGTACCTACCAACCGCCACGTCAACCACCCTGACGTTCAGGGCTTGGTGTGCCAGCTGGGTCGCTCGCACTACGTCACGCCGGATGGCAAGCTGTACTCGTACAGTGAGCAGCCGTCGCCCGAGTGGATTGCGAAGAAGCCGGCGAGCAGGGGCGGCACTGCGCAGTCCTTCAGCCCTACGGAAATCAAGAACTACATCGTGCAAGGTACTGGCGGCGAATGGGCCAAGGCTGCAATGGCCCTCTCAGTCCGTGCGTACTACGCACACAAGAACTTTGGCGGCCGTGCTTTGTTGGTGAACCAAGTGCATGACGCACTGTACGCCGACGCTGCACGCGAGACCGAAGTACAGGCAGCCGCGCTCCTGCAAGCCTGCATGGACGAGGCCAACGCCTACATGGAACACCTCTTCAAGTGGAAGGTTCCCGTCGCCGTGCCCGCCGTCACCAAGAGTGGCCCGAGCATGATCGAAGAGAACGACATCCCCGAAGGGTTCAACGAGTACGTCACACTGTACCGCAAGTGGGTACGTGACAACTTGATCAGTCCGGGATTCGTCCCAACATACGAGAAGGAAGAAGCACATGGTTGATTTTGCAAAGCGACTGGCTCAGGTCAAGCAGCTGAAGGACATGACCAAATCGCAGGGCGGTGGTGGTGGTGAGTACACCCCGCCTGCCGAGGGCTTCGTTCGCCTGCGGTTCGTGGGTTACTACGAGCTGGGCCAGCACGAGGACACCATCAAGGGTGTCACCAAGACCAAGCAGATGGTGCGGCTGGTGTTTGAACTGAGCGGCCCGAAGCACGCCCCGGTGGAACGCGACGGTGTGAAGTACCCGCAGCGCATGAGCATGGACATCAACCTCTCGCTCAACGAGAAGGCCAACCTGTTCAAGATGTTCCAGTCCATGAACTGGGAGAACAAGGCCACGCACATGGCCGAGCTGCTGGGCAACGCGTTCGTCGCCAACATTAAGCACAACAAGAAAACGTACGACGGTGTGGAAAAGACGTTTGCCAATCTGGAGAACATCCGCAAGCCCTTCATCGACAGCATGAACGACGAGACTGGCGAAGTGGAACAGAAGGCGGTGACCGTTGAGCCGGCGCTTACCCCGCTTGGCCTGTTCGTGTGGGAGCTGGCTGACCGTGAGATGTGGGACAGCATCTTCATCGACGGTGAGTACGAGGCGCGCAAGAACGACAAGGGCGAAGAGACTTCCCCGGCGCGCAGCAAGAACGTCATCCAGAACAAGATCAGGGAAGCCAAGAACTTCCAAGGTCTGCCGTGCTATGACTACGCCGTGGGTGCAGTCAAGTCCGACGAGGCTGACGCACTCGACGCCGCCATCGGTGAGTCCGAGGCGCTGGTTGCTGGCAGTGAGCCGGATGCCCTGACTGGTATCGCGTAATGGACATCGCGGCGATTGCACAACGTGCAGCTGCTGCGAAGCCCATGCCCACCGTGATCACGGCCAGCCCTGTACAAGGGCTGGTCGCTCACATCGACGGCGACTTCGTGGCGTACAACTGTGCGGGCAACGACGACTGTGACCCGGGACAGGCGCGACGTAACCTGCTGTCCCGCATCCAGCAGATCAAGTCTGCTACCGGGGCAACGCAGGTGATCATGCACCTGACTGATCCGAACAGCACCAAGGGCGAGCGGTACCTTGCCGCGTCCGTCATCCCGTACCAAGCGCAACGCAAGTCCAGCCGCAAGCCCCGCAACTGGGCGTGCCTGCGGGAGTACATGCTGAGCCATCAGGGCGAAGTGTTCACCATCAAGAACTGGTTGACTCGTGAAGCGGACGACGGCATGGCCTACCTCGCACACAGCGTAGCCTACGCCGGCAAACTGGCTGTCATCGCCACTGCTGACAAGGACATGCGCATGCTGCCGGGCCGGCACTTCATCTGGAAAACGCGGCAGGTAGTTGACGTACCATTCGGTGCGTACAATGTCGTCGGACCAGACGACAAGGTGTACGGGCACAAGTGGTTCTGGTTGCAGATGCTGCAAGGCGATGCAGCCGACAACATCCCCGGCATCCACGGTGCCAAGCTCGGGCCAAAGACAGCGGAGAAAATGCTGGCTGACACGGCTGGCAACGCGGAAGCACAGAAGATCGTGCAAGGGGCGTACGACCACTACTATGGTGAGTCGTGGCCTGATCGTTTCGTGGAGCAGGCGTGCTTGCTCTGGCTGCGTACCGACCGGCTTGCAAGCCCGCTGAATTTTTTGACCCTCACACCCTACGGTACCATGGTGCATGATGCAGCGCGTCGTCTGTACGACCGCATCGTAGTGGCCCGCGCAGCATTGGAGGAACTGAAGGCATGAGGATTACCACCGCACGTGTGGCTCTGGTTCGTGCAGAGCTGCTACTCAAACAAGGAGGACGCTGTGCTCTTTGCCAGCTACCCTGCTCGGCCAAGGAAGCAGTGCTCGACCATCACCATGGTACTGGTGCTGTGCGTGCTGTACTTCATCGGGGCTGCAACAGTCTACTCGGAAAATTGGAAAACAACGCAGCACGCTACGGGGTGCGAGACATCGGCACCTTCGCCAACGGTGTCGCCGCGTACCTGCGTGCACACCTCACCAACATCACCGGACTGATTCACCCGACGCACAAGACAGACGAAGAAAAGCGTCTGCTCCGCAACAAGCGGGCTCGGGTGACAAGGGCCAAGAACAAGGGAACTGCATGACTATCAAACGAGTCCGATCACTGGACAAATTCATCCGTGTGTCCAAGCGGATGACCGGTCCACGCGTCCTCGTGGCTGACATCGAGACGTTCCCGATCCTTGCGTACGTCTGGGGCTTGTTCAAGCAGAACATCAGCATAGACCAGATCGCACGGGATTGGAGCATGATGTCCTTCGCGGCCAAGTGGTTGCAGCAGCCCGAGGTGTACTACATCGACAACCGTAAGCAGGGCGATCCACTGGACGACACGTTCCAGCTGGCTGCGCTGCACCACATCCTGTCCGAGACCGACATGGTGGTGGCCCACAACGGGCAGCGGTTCGACATGCCGAAGATCAGGGCACGGATGGCAATTCGCAAGATGCATCCGCTGCCACCGATCAGTGTCATCGACACGCTCAATGCAAATCGCACTGCATTCGGACTCACCAGCCAGAAGCTGGCGTACCTGAGCAGTGACCACACCGGATTCTCTTCGCACGAGAAGGAAGATCACAAGAACTTCCCGGGCTGGAAGCTGTGGCTGGGCTGCATGGCAGACAACCCGAAGGCGTGGGAAGAGTGTGAGTCCTACAACATCATGGACATCGTGAGCTTGGAGGAAGTGTATCTGTCCACCCGTGGGTGGCATACGGCTACGCCGAACTTCGGCCCGTACATCCAGCATGTCGATGGCGAGCACGTCTGCCCGAACTGTGGCAGCACGGACGTGCGCCAGAAGGGGCAGCGGCGCACACAGGTCGG